GATGCGGTGAAGCAGTACCGGGAGCGCGTAGCCGGCGTCCTCTCCTCCGCAATACCCGTCCAGGAGGCGTAGCGTGGCGCTGCGCTTCCGTCTCAATCCCACGGCGCGCAGCCAGGTGCAGGAGCGCGTCGGAGACCTGCTCGCGCGCCACCTGGCCGCGGCCAACCTGCTCGGCCGCGTGCAGATCGTGAAGCGGGCGCGCAAACTCACCGGCCGCGCGGTTCCCATCAGCACCGTCTCGCGCATCAAGAGCTTCGATGAACAGGACGATGACGCGGTCTATGGCAGCTTCTCCACCGATCTGCCCAACGACGATGCAGCCGGCTACCTTCGCGACCTAACGCCTGTGACCAAGGAAATCTTCAATGGGCTTAGCGCGCAATACAAGAAAGACGCCTTCACGCTGGCCGGCGCGGCCGACGTGCGACTGGTCGAAAAAATCCGCGACGCGCTGGCCGAGGCCGCGAAGACAGGCGAGACCAAAGATCAGTTCGAGTTGGCGGTGAAGAAGATCACCGACGATGCCGGCGTGGCAGAGTTGAGCAGCTTCACGCTCGACACCGCGTTCAACACGGCGATGCAGCGCGCCTACTCGCTCGGCCGCTATGAACAGATGCAGGATCCGGCGACGAAGGGCGTACTTCCGTTCTGGCAATACTGGACAGTGGGCGACGATCGCGTGCGGCCGGAGCACGCGGTGCTCGACCAGTTCACGGCGCGCGCCGACGATCCGGTGTGGATGAAGATCTATCCGCCCAACGGATTCAACTGCCGCTGCTCGGTTGTGCCGGTGATGGAAGCCGAAGCGTTGAAGGCAGACAAAGACGCGAACGAGCCGGGCTACGCGCGGCTGCCGATGCTGGCGCAATTGCTCGTGCCTCAGCCCGGATTCATGAAGGTGTTTTGAGAATAATTCTCGCCGCCGAACGCCGATTTGCCGCTTTAGGCATGACCCTGAAGCGGAAAGTTTGAAGATTGCAGCGATGGCAGCGAAGACCAAGACCGTCGATGGCAAGCCGCTACCCGCGGGAAAGTTTGCCATGGTGGGTGACCCCGACGACATTTCGACCTGGCACCTGCCGATCGACGACGATCATATTGAGTCCGCCCTGGACCTATTCGGGCACGAGACGCATGGCACGTCCGATCAAAAGAGTGCCGCGGCGCGAAAGATCGCCGCTGCCGCACGAGCCAAGGGCATCGACAGCGACCGCGTGAAGAATTTCGAGACCAAGTATTGCGGCAGCTCGCAGCACGGCGAAGCGCCGCGGCCGTGGTTTGAGATCTTCCGCGCCGGCGACTACTCGAAGGCCGGCAAAGGCGTGATCACGCCCGACGATCTCAAGCGCGTGGTGCGCAACTACGATCCCACCTATCACGAAGCGCCGGAAACGCTCGGCCATCGCTCCGACGATCAGCCAGCCTACGGCTGGATCGACGGCCTGATGCTCGACGGCGATAAGCTGCTGGCGCGGGAGCGGCAGGTCAACCCCAAGTTCGAGGAAGCCCGTAAGGCGGGCAAATTCAAAAAGCGTTCGGCTGCTTTCTACACAGACGACAGCGGCCAGGTCACGGGTCTTCGGCATCTGGCATGGCTGGGCGCCGGGATTCCCGAGGTAAAGGGTTTAGAGGACGTCGCATTCGACGATCACGGATCGAAGTTCATCACGGTGGACTTCGGGGAGGATGAAGCAGTGGCAGAGAAGACAATCACCGAGCAGATCAAGGAAGGCATCACATCGTTTTTCGCTGAGTTGGTAGGCAAGCGCGGCGAGCCGAAGACATTCAGCGAGGAAGATGCCGAGCGTATTGCCGCAAAAGTCGCTGCGCCGCTGCAGGCGAAGATCACCGCGCTCGAAACCGATCTGAAGGACCAGACCAAAAAGTTTGCAGAGCGCGAGACCGCCCTGGCTGGCGGCGAAGTGAAGCAGCGCGCCACTGCGGCCGTTACCCGGCTCAAGGGCGCGGGCAAATGGGTTTCCGCATTCGACAAGATGGGCCTCGGCCTGGTGTTTGACGAGCTCGCCAAGGTCACTACGGCCGTCGAGTTCGGCGAGGGCGCCGCCAAGAAAGCCGTCACGCCGCTGGAGACGCTGGTGCTCTTCCTCGAAGGGCTGCCCAAGATGGTTCCCGGCGGACGCCTGGTCGATGCTGCCGTGGCCGAATCGAAGAGCGGCAAGAGCAGTGGCGATCCGTTGACCGACGCGGCCAGAGCCTATGCCAAGGAGAAGGGCATCAAGTTCTCCGAGGCAGTGCTCATCGTTTCGGCGGAGCATCCCGAGTGGACGGGCGCAGGCGCGGCCACCGGTGGTCAGGTCTAAGTTCCGAGTGGGCGCGCCATAGCTCGCGCGCTCAGTGAAGCCGGGCTCACGATCGCCCGGCAGCTTTTGGAGCAACGCCCAGGAGGGCACACATGGCGAACATCTACGTTGAAGCAAAAGGTCCGAAGGGCGTGCGCGCGAAGGAATCGTTGCTGCCCGCGGCTGTCTCCGGCTACACGCGCGGCCTGGCTGTCAATTACGGCAGCGACGCATATCACGCGACGCTCGCCACGCAAGCGGCGACGGCTCCCCTCGGCATCCTCGAAGAGGATGCGATCAACGTCAACAATCCCTGCTCGGTGATCGAGTTCGGCCAGGTGGTGTCGCAGATCGGCGCCAGCGTGACCGCACAACAGCAACTGACCACCGACGCAAACGGACGGCTCGTGCCAGCCACAAGCGGGCAACCCGTGGTCGCGGTTGCTCTTGAAGCACAGACTTACGTGGCGCCGGCCAGCTTCGCCAACGTTTTCTTCTTTGGGCTCATGGCGCCCATCGCGGCTGCCGTGGCCTCTCCGACGACCTATTACACCGCCTCGGGCGCAATCGCCGTCGGCATTGGCTGCGCGGTGTTGAACGGCGCCGCGGCGCTGGCCATGACTTTGGCTGCGCCGACCTCTGCGCAGGATGGCACGGTGCTGCAGATCATCGCGGAAACGGCCAAGGCGCACACCGTCACCACGCCGAGCGCCGGCATCGACGGCGCATCGACTGTGCTCACCTTCGCGGCTGAGGGCGACAGCGTGACGCTGCAGGCCGTGAATCAGACCTGGGTGGTTACGGCGCTCCGCGGGACGGCTTCTGTTGCGGTCTCTGCTACCAACTACACAGCTTCTGGCGCAATTGGCGTAACCGTCGGCATGGCCACCATCAGCGGCGCGGCTGCCTTGGCGATGACGCTGGCGCAGCCCACAGTCGCGCAGGAAAGCACCTACCTGTTTATCGTGGCGAATACCGCGCATGCGCATACGGTGACTACGTCGGCCAACGGCATCAACGGCGCTGACGACACAGTGGCCTTTGCAGCGGTCGGCGACTTTGTCCTGCTCGAAGCCCGGAACCAGAAGTGGATCGTAAGGGCGATCGGCGGACCGACGCCCGCGGCTCTGAGCGAAGTTTAACGAGACCGGCCGGCGCTGGCGCCGGCCGCGCAGTAGCACTGATTTTGATTTGAGCCGCGAAAAGCGGTAGGAGGAACAAGCGATGGGCGGTTATGTAGGTCTTGCGCCGGCGGGCTTTCCGAATGTGGCGCTCAGCAACTATGCGAAAGAATTCGCAGACGACGATGTTCCGCTGGTGGGAGATCTGATCTTCCCGAAGGTTCCCGTGGAACGGCAGTCGTTTCCCTACGTGATCTGGAATCGCGACAACCTGCGCATTCCCGGATCGACGCTGCGGGCTCCGGGCGACAGCGCCACCACTATCAGGCGCTCCTATTCGACCGGCAGCTACTTCTGCCGGTCCCACGCCCTCAAGGGCTCGGTGCCGTTTGAAGACGAGGCTTATGGCCTCGGGCTGGGCTTCAGTACCAAAGCGCACCTGACTGGCGACCTCATCGGTCGCATCCGGCGCGCGCGCGAGGGGGAGATTGCCGCGACGGCGCTGAACCTGACCAACTTCCCGAACGGCGTGAACCTTTCGCTCAGCGCGAATTCGATGTGGGACTCCTACATCACCACGCCGGGCAACGACACGGAAGCGACGGTCACATCGCATCCCATCGTGGCCATGGAAAGCTACAAGGCGGTTCTGCGCCAGGCCGCGGTGCAGGACAGCCAAATGGTGCTCATCCTGAGCGACCCCGTGGTGCAGGCGCTGGTGAACCATCCAGACATCATCGAGCGCTTCAAGTACACCAACGCCGCTGGAACCATTTCGCTATCCCAGCTCGCCTCAGTCTTCGGGCTCAAGGATGGAAATGTGGTGAAGGCCAGCGCGCTGGATATGAGCCAGAACAACGTTGCCTCCTGGATCTGGGGCTACAGCGCTTTCCTGGGCTTCAGCAAGGCCAACGTCGATCGCATGGACGTGAGCTGCGGTAAAACCTTCGTCTGGGCTGGCGGCAAAGGACCTGGCGCCGGCGGCGATACCCCGGCGTTGCCGGGACCTCCGGGGACCATCGACGGCTATGGTGTCCTGGAGTGGTTGGATCCCGAGCAGGACAAGAAGACCTACTGGCAGTCTGTCGACTGGTACTACGGGCTACAGGTCACGGCGCAGGAGACCGGCATCCCGATCCTCAACGCCGTGTCGAGCGCGAACTTCCCGATGGGCGCGATTCCGGGCGACATCGAGGGCTAAAAGCTACCGGGTACGACAACGAGGGGCGCGCTCATTTACGGCGCGCCCCTTTTCACAAATCCGCTGATGCGGGAGGGAACTATGGCAAACGAGGCATTGAAGATCGCGAAGACGATAGCTTACATCGTCCTCCGCGCGATCACCCACAACAACCAGTACTATTTCGCCGGGCGCGAGGTGCAGCTCACCGCCGAAGAGGCGAAGCCGTTTCTTGAGGCCGGCACCGTGAAGCTCGCGCCAGTCAAACAGCCCAAGTAACTCCGGACGCCGATGGCCTACGCTCTACAGTCCGACCTGGTCCCGCTGCGCATCACGCAGAGCGAGCTCACGCAGCTCACTGTCGACGTGCCCAGCGGGGTTCCGGCAACCGATGCCGCCGTAACGGCCAACATCGCGTCGGCTGTTCTGGAAGAAGCCAGCGGGACGGTCGATTCGTATTGCCGCGTGCGCTATGTCACGCCCCTGCAGCCCTCCGACATGGTCACAGCGCGCACACTCGACATCGCCGTCTACTTGCTCTTCAGCCGGCGGCGCGGCGGCCTGCAGCCCACGGAGCTGGTGCGGCAGCGGTATGAGGATGCGATCGCCTTCCTCAAAGACGTGGCCGCATGCAAGGCGTCGCTCGATCAACCGGCCGCGCAGCAGGTCGCGCAATCGTCGGCGGCGGGTCCGGAAATCTCGGATCGCGACCGGCATCTGCGCTTCAAAGACAGTCACATCGAGGGGTTCGTGTAATGCCGATCATCGTCCAATCCGACGCCTCGAACGTGACGGTCTCGCTGAACCGTTTCAAGCTATCGCTGGCCGCGCGCGAGCAGCTCATGCGCACCATCGGCGTGGGTCAGCTCAAGAGCGTGCGTCAGACCTTTCGCGATGGCGGATCGCCGTCCGGGTCGTGGCCTTCGTTAAGCCCGGCGTCGCTAAGCTGGCGGAAGTACTCCACCGGTCACAAGCTGCTCATCGACACGGGGCTGTTGCTGAATTCGATCACCTTTGCCGTCATGGGCAACTCTGTGGTCGTGGGCACCGGTCTGCGCTATGCGAGCGTCCAGCAGTA